AAGCAAATGTTGTTGCACAGGCAGCACAGATGGGTGCCACGTTAAGTGGTGACCAGTTGAATAGTGTTGTTAATCAGGTATATCGCCTTGGTGTTAAAGATGCTCAACTAACTAAACTGCTATCCAACTATGTTGTTGCAGTTGATGGCGCAATGAAGGGCCAGGCCGGTACAACTCAGGAAGAACTGAAACGACTAGCACGGGCGAATGGCGTAAGTTACAATGACAACTGGTATGCTAGTGCCTCACGCGCCGTTGTTGGTGGTGTAAAAACTTTGCAAGATTACGAGAACGATATTCGTAGGCAAGCAGCATCAGCTTTCCCCGTTTATGCGGATCAGATTAAGGCTGGTCAGGATGTTGCTGATATTGCTTCACCATACATTCAGCGCATGAGTGCGTTGCTGGAGATCAACCCATCTGATATTGATTTGTTTGATAATAGTATTCGTGAGGCTTTGAGCGGTCGCAATCCCGATACGGGTAAGGCGCAGGCTAAATCATTGTGGCAGTTTGAAAACGATTTGCGTAAAGATCCTCGCTGGCAGAAAACCAGTAATGCAAAAGAAACTTACAGCAACCTTGCCCAGGGCGTTCTTAAGAATTGGGGTCTTATCTGATGGCTACCGATCCTCTTGTTCAAGAATGGCTTGACTATTATGCCCGAACAGAAAACGTTGATGTAAATAAGAACATTGATTACTGGACTAACGCTGCAACTTATTCCGCAAAAACGTATGGTCGTCCATCGGATGCAAAGTTGTCTGCCGAGGATCGTAGTGCTTATGAAGAACTAAGAAACATTTTCAAGTACTACGGTCTTGAAGAACTTGTTGATGACATTAATAACTTTGCCCTTCAGGGTTATTCATCTTCACAGGCTGCTCTTGCGTTGAAGCAAACCGAGTCCTACAAGAAGCGTTTTGCTGGTAATGAAATGCTTCGTAAAGCTGGAGTTGCTGTTCTGGATGAAGCCGATTACCTAAGTGCCGAATCATCCATCATTTCTGTAATGCGAATGTACGGTATGCCTGACTCTTTTGCTTCAAGGGACAATGTTGCTAAACTTATTGGTGGTGGGGTTGCCCCTAATGAAGTTGAGCGTAGAATAAAATATGCAACAGACTTTGTTAACAACACCCCACAAGAGGTTCGTGACCAGTATCTGAAACTGTATGGTGTTAATACAAGTGACCTGGCTGCCGCTTACCTTGATCCTAAACTTGCTGAACCAGTCATCAACAACCGTATTCGAACGGCAACCATTTCTGGTGCTGCTGTCGCTACCGGTGTTGAACCAAACTTGGCTGAGCAGATTGGTCAAGCTCAACCAAATCTTTCTTACGCACAGGCACAAGAAGATTTTGCTAGGGCATCGGAAGCCGCTGTTCGTGGTGGTCGCCTTGGTCAAATCTATGGTGACCAGTACGGTATTGAGGAAGCACAGAAAGAAGTCTTTGGTTTGGCTGGTGGCGTTGAGGCAACTGCCACTCGTAAGAAACTGGCTTCTAAGGAACGTGCCGCTTTCAGTGGTTCTTCGGGTATTCGTGCTGGATCATTGGCCCAGGAAAAGGGCGGAATATAAGTTTAAGGTGGGTAACGCCGGACTTCCCCTTCCAGTGCTACCCACCTGTTGAATGAAACAATATCAGACCGCTAGGTGTGGCGCAAGCCCCTAGCCCATAAGCCTCTCGCAGACCGACCGGCCCTGCGGAGAGTATGAGAGACCGGTAGTAACAGCCAAACCTATCCCCCCTGTTAGGTTTGTGGGTTGCGGAAACTACAACAAGTAAGGGAGACGTTGCGATGAGCAACAACCAATGGGACGAGTTCGACGATGACACGTATGGCGATCAGGGTGAAGGCCCTAAGGCTTTGCGTGATGCTTTGAAGAAGGAGCAGAAAGAGCGTAAGCAGCTTGAAGAAAAGCTTGCCTCGCTTCAGAAGGCTTCTCGTGAGCGCACGTTGAAGGATGTCCTGAACAGCAATGGTATTAATCCTGCGATTGCGAAGTTCATCCCATCTGATGTGGAAGATGAATCGGGTGTTAATGATTGGCTAGTGGAAAACGCTAGTGTCTTTAACCTTAACCTTGGTGGATCAAACGAGGAAGCCCCGGCACAAACCGAAGCGAACCCTTTTGATTTGTCAGGTACGGTCACTCCACCAGTGGGTGCAACGCAACAACAGGCTGATGCTTTTGCAACCATCAGTAATGCAAGTCAAGGTGGTATCCCAATGACCTCTGAGGCTCAGGCGCTGAACGCTATTCAGAACGCTTCGACCCCTGAGGAATTGACCCGCCTTCTGACCGGACGCTGATGGCTTAAACCATCCAATGTCTGTTTGAAAGGTTGTGAAAAACCGTGGCTAATACCTACACCGGTACCGCTACTATCACGAACCAGACCGGCATCACCAACCTCGTTACCACGGCATACGACAAGTACGTTGAGTTCGCTCTGCGTAGTCAGCCGTTGTTCCGTCAGGCCGCTACCAAGCGTCCCGTTGATGTGTCGCACCCCGGTTCGTCTGTTCGTTTCCAAAAGTATGTTGACCTTGCTGCCGCTACTTCGGCGTTGACGGAAAACGTTGACCCCGACGCTGTTGCTTTGTCCAACACTTCTTACGTTGACGTTACCCTGAACGAGTATGGTAACTCGGTCATCACCACCGACAAGCTGGTTTTCGAATCCTTGTCTGATGTTGACCCTGCCATTGCTAACATCATTGCGTACAACCAGGTTGACACGTTGGACCAGTTGGTTCGCGCCGTGCTTATCGGTGGAACCAATGTGATCCGTTCTAACGCTAAGGCTGTCAGCACCACGAAGGCACTGAACACGCTTACCACTGGTGACGACTTCTCGTCAGCGATGGTTCGCTACACGGTTGCTAAGCTCCGTGGTAACAATGCCCTTCCGTTGGCTAATGGCCTGTACGGTTGTTACATTCACCCTGACGTTTCGCACGACCTTCGTGCGGAAAGTGGTAACGCTGCTTGGCGTTCACCGCACGAATACTCCGGTGCATCTGACATCTGGGGTGGCGTGCTGGGTATTTACGAAGGTGCGTTCTTCATTGAGTCGCCTCGTACCTACATTGGTGCTGATGGTGCTTCTTCCAAGAACGTTCACCGCACTCTCATCATGGGTCAGCAGGCCCTGGCTGAGGCTGTTGGTTACGAGCCACAAGTTGTTGTTGGCCCTGTCACTGACAAGTTGATGCGTTTCCGCCCTGTGGGTTGGAAGGCTTTGATCGGTTGGGCACGTTTCCGCGAGGAAGCCCTGTACCGCATTGAGACCACCTCAAGCATCACTGCCTAGTATTTACTTTCAGTGATTGCCCTTTGTTCCCCATCATATGGTGGGTGGGGAGCATTGGGCGGTTCCTGAAACCGTATTGGAAGGAACAAGAAACAATGTCTAACCCGCAAGAGTTCACTGTTTTGGCAACGCTTACTGCTGTTGCTGAGATGGAAGTCATTTCCGCTAACCCCGAGAAGGAAGAAACAAAATGACCGTTGGTCTTTCTGCCGCTAACACGGCGAACAAGTTGCTCGAAACGATCGGGCGTACCGGAACCACTTTTACCGCTGGCACGTTGTATGTGAAGCTTCACACTGGTGACCCTGGCTCGGCTGGTACCGCTAATGCTGGTGCTGTGACTACGCGCTACCAGGCCACGTTCAGTGCTGCTTCCGCTGGGAGCATGTCGCTGTCTTCGATGGGTGGTACGTGGTCGATGACGACGACTGAAACCATTTCGCACATTTCGTTGTGGGACAACAGCACCGCTGGTAACTTCTTGTGGAGTGTTGCATTGACGGCGAGCAAGTCTGTTGTGTCCGGTGACACGTTGTCGTTGAGCACCCTGACGTTGGCCCTGTCACCGATTGCGGCCTAGTCATGGATGAGGCCCAGGTTCTTGCTTTGTTGCAACAGGCTTTGGCTGATGCTGGGGTGACTGACCTGCGTACTATCAGGCTTGCTGCGTTGGAGTTGGCTGTTGCCCATATTGAGCCACCGCCAACGTTTGTTCCTGTTGATACGGCAACTATTGCTCAACGCGCTAGGTCTGCGTGGGGTTTGGATTATGCCACCATTTTGAATGAGGCAGCCGTTGAGTATGCGGATACGACTTTGACTGCACCTGAAGTTCTTGTTGAGATCGCTAACAATCTACCTGTTTAGGAGTTAACCCGTGGCTTCCGAGCAGTGGTTGTTGAATGATACAAGTGTTGCTAGTAACGCTTATTTTACTGCTGTTGGTAGTTCGTACAAACTGCGAAATGTTTCAGCAGGAACGTACACTCGACGTACAACTTCACCTACCCCATATGAGGGTGCTGGCTATTATGCGAGTGGATTAAATAATGATTCACTTGGTCGCTTTTACACGTCCGGTAGTGTGCAACTTACTGGCGGAACATACTACACTGATGCCTACTTTTATCTAACTGGCTATCCATCTGTTGACGTTTTGGCTTTTGTTGTAACTGGTGATGATACTAATGTTCTTTACACATGGGCACAAATTGATACAGATGGCTCATTTTCCATTTCATCCTATGATGCAGTAAATGGACCAAGCAACTGGACTTCTAGTTCTAATTCTATTTTACCAACATCGGCGTGGTTTAGAATTGCCTATAAAACAAATGCCAGTGGTGTTGCTGAAGTAAAACTTTACAAAGGAACTGGTATAAATGGCACAACTGCTGATGCAACTTTAACTAAAGATTTTACCGCGCAATACCCATTTAGTGCTTTTGGCGCATGGGAGTATCAGGCTTTTGCTGTTGATAATACTGGTGGCTCTCCGGCAATTCTGTACGCTGACAACATCAAGTTTGACAACACCGCTTATCCAACACGCGGTACTGCTTACACTGCTGATGCTTCGTCAACGATTACGGCTACTGGTACGGCAACAATGTCGAATGCCAGGGTTGTTGCTGGATCAGCCACAATCACGGCCACTGGAACAAGTGCCGCCAATAATGCTCGCGTACTTGATGGTTCATCAACTGTAACAGCAACAGGCACCAGCACAGCCACAGTAACAAGTCTATCGTCCATTACCGGTTCTTCAACCATAACTGGAACTGGCACAGCAACTGCTGCTTCAACACAAAAACTAAACGCAACAGCAACCATTACGTCCAGTGGTACGGCAACAGCAACTGTAACTTCACCAAGTTTGAAAACCGCTGATGCCACTTCCACTGTAACGGCAACCGGAACTGTTACGTTCGTTGTTATACCACCAGTAACTATTGATGGAAGATCAACCATTGTTGCTGACGGTTCAGCAACTGTTGCCAAATCAATGCAACTCAATGGCACGGCAAATGTTACTGCAACAGCACAAGCTGGGATGACACACGGGTTCTACATTTTCCGTCCACCAACAAGAGAAATTGCCCCGCTCAGTTTAGATCCATATGCAGAAATCGTTGGGTATTACCAGGGCAAAACACTTGTTAAGCGTGATGGTGTTTGGAAGGTTGTGCAAAACAAACGTAAAGACTGGCTTGATGAATGTGAATACGTTTTCCTCGGTGGTAGAGAAAATCGTGTAACAGGTACACAAAAATCCGAACTAGAAGCGCAAGGCTACACAGTAGAAACGAGTTACGCATAATGATTGGCGAGAACTGTCGAAGCGGTTGCAAAACAAAAAACCACAACTCTTGGGTTGAGTGCGCCAAGGACGCAAACGTTCGTGTTGCTTACGCAAATTCAGCAAACAACCAGGACTACACAGCCCAACGTAAAGCCGATAAAGAACTGGACGCTTACAAGGCTGCCAGGGCTGAAGGTATTCAGCCTTCGGGTACTCGCATGGCACAGGTTGAACAAGCTCGCCGGATCAGTGATTCAACTGGTTCAGCATTTCAGGGAGTATAAATGGCTATCACACTTGGCGACCTCATTGAAGATGTTGAGGGTTTGCTTCATGGTCACACTGGTCAGGATGAGCAGGTGACGTACCTTGATGGTGCGATCAACTCAACTGCTTTGAGCATTGTGATTGGCTCAATTGAGGGTTTGCGTCGTGGTGTCATTGAGATTGATGACGAGTTGTTGTGGGTTGACAGCGTTGACACTGTTTCTAGGACCGTAACCATTGCCCCTTTTGGTCGTGGCTACCGTGGCACTACCGCATCGTCACACGCTGACAAGACAAAGGTGACAATGAACCCATTGCTCCCACGTTACCGTGTTCGCCGGGCCATCAACGAAACTATTGAGGCTGTTGGTGGTGAGTTGTTTGGTGTTTCTAACGCAACCATTTCCTATGACTCAGGTACGGTTACCTACGAGTTGCCGACAGCAACGTTCCCAGATTTGATGGATGTTTTGGCTGTGACTTGGGACAGCGAAACCACAACTGATTCGTGGGTTCCTGTTCGACGCTGGAAGTTCATTGACAAAGCCAACTCCACAATGTTCCCCTCGGGTAAGACCATTGACCTGTACGATCCAATCCGTTCGGGTACTGATGTGAACATCACTTACACGAAGAACACTGTTGCTTTCGCCAACGATGCTTCCACTTCATCACTGTTCAGTGCAACCAACTTGCCTAGTTCTTGCAAGGACGTTATCACCTATGGTGCTGCTGCTCGTTTGGCTTGGGCCATTGAGGGTTCACGCACTAACCAGACTGGGGTTTCAGCCAATGTCCTTGGTGACCAGTATGGAACGAACTGGCGTGGTGCTGCTAACAACTTTGGTAAGCAACTGTACGCCTTCCACCAACAGCGTTTGCAAGAGGAACGTGACCAACTTCTTCGCACGACACAGCCAACCATCCACTACCTGAGGTGATTTGATGCCATCCCCAACACGCCGGTACTACTCATCAACCGCTGTCGCAGCAACTTTGTCTGCTTCGTTGACAAGTTCAGCAACCAGTATTGCTATTAGTTCTGTCACTGGTTGGCCCACTTCGTACCCTTTCACTGCGATCATTGGTGAGGACACGAACAAGGAAGAACTGGTCACTGTTAGTGGTGTGGCTGGTACAACTTTGACCATTGCTCGTGGCGTTGGTGGCACAACCGCCCAAGCCCATGACGCTGGTGAAACGATCCGTCACGGTGTTTATGCCCAGGACTTTGAGGATGGGTCAGCTCACTACGCGGCATCAACGGCTGTGCATGGTGTGACTGGTTCTGTTGTTGGTACCTCGGATACACAAACTTTAACAAACAAAACAATTAGTGGTTCGTCTAACACGTTCAGTTCTGTTCCTTCATCAGCCGTGGTTGGTTTGGACACCCACACATCTAGCACTACTGCTCATGGCGCAACGGGTGCTGTGGTTGGTACAACGAATACTCAAACGTTGACGAATAAGACGATCAGTGGTTCATCGAACACTTTGAGTGCTATTCCTTCTTCGGCTGTTACTGGACTGGACACGCACACGTCTAGTACAGCGGCGCATGGTGCTACTGGTGCTGTTGTTGGAACCACTAACACCCAGACGTTGACTAACAAAACTTTGACCACACCTACGATTGGTGATTTTACTAACGCTAACCATACTCACCAGGTTGGTAGCGGTGGTGGAACGATTGTTACACCATTTTCCCTTGTTTATTCTGGAACTTCTGGTGTTGCATGTTCAGATAATACTTGGACATTAATGACGTTTGATACGTCAAACGGTTTTGGAACAAACACAGATTACGTTAACTGGCTAGCGAACAACGCACGATTAACAGCACCAACAAACTATGCCGGATTGTATTCAGTTAGGGCTTGTGTAACTTTCCCAGCAAACTCAACCGGTGTGCGACGCATCCAGGTTCGCAAGAACTCTGCTGGTTCAGCAACTGGTGGAACACTGATCGGCACCACACATATTCCCGCTTTAACAACTGCAAGTGCCGCAACAACTGTTGTTTATGGTCGTGATGCCTATCTTTCCGCTGGTGATTATGTTGAGGTTTTTGTTTTGCAAAACAGTGGTGGATCTTTAACAACAACAACAGCTGAGGCTTACACTTCGTTTTCAATCGCTAAGATTGGTTGATAATGGCAACGTTTGATGTAACCGATGAACCAGTATTCAGTATTGGTGTCGGTTCTGGAACTGTTTCTTACACAGCAAACAACTTTGGTTACGATTTTGCTCTCGGTGAGCACGCCTTCCTGAACGCTATTGGTGGTAAAACACCTTACCGCCGTGGCCTAGCTGATATTCGTAAGCAACAGTTTGATTCCAGTACCGCCCCAGGCGAACAGTCCCTTGACGGTTACTGGTTACGGTCACAGCAGGACTTCACCGGTGGTGCTGGTATCACGTTCATGGAACCTTCGAACGATGAGTTTCAGATGAAACGGTTTGCTTCGTCGCTTGGTGTTGATCCTTGGACTCGTGGAAAACTGACATTGCTGAAGCAGGCTGTGAGTACACGCACCTTGACGAACAATGTTTCTTCTTGTGCTTCTGTCACTAATGGTTCAAACAATTATGTTGTTACCGCTGAGTCTGGTAATACTACTGTTTACTATGACGGTTACGGTACTGGAACTATTACTGGTTGGACAAGCACACCTAACGGTAACCTTGTTTCAACTGGTGACGGTGTTGCTGTTTGTAGCACCACTGGTATGGAATACATTGCTGCCCCTTTCACTGGTGCGAAACAGATCCTTGCAACCAATGCCTCAACCACAACCACAAACGCTTGGTGGGTTAAGCAACGATTCATCATTGCCGACGATCACCATTTGTTTGAAAAGGGCGATGTTACTTCTTCACTGAACTTGAACACTGCTGGTAAACTTTACTCCCACCCATTGTCAACGTGGCGTTGGTCATCAGCTGTTGAAACCCCGAGCGCAATCCTTGTTGCTGGTAGTGCTGGTAGCAAGTCAGCGATTTATAAGTTCACCATTGACCAACAGGACGGAACACTACCAACACTGAGTGCCGGTATCACTGCTGCAGAACTACCATACGGTGAGATTGTCACCGGTATGTTTTCCTACCTTGGTTCATATGTTGTGATTGGAACTAACAAGGGTGTTCGTGTTGCACAGGTTGATGGCAACGGTGACCTAGCCTACGGCCCATTATCGTTCACTAATACCACGTCAACAAGCATAACTGGTTTCGCTGGTCGTGACCGTTTCGTTTACGTTGGTGTCGGTAACGAACTTGATGGGAACTCTGGTCTGATCCGCATTGACCTTGCCTCAACTGATGGTGACGGTCGTTACGCTTGGGCAACAGACTTGAACTCTGGCACAACCGGTCGGGTTAACTCGGTAACCAACTATGGTGACCTGATTGCTTTCACCCAAACAAATCTTTACATTGAGTCAGCTACGGACTATGTGACAAGTGGCTATTTGACCACGGGTCAGGTTCGATACAACACCCTTGAGCCTAAGAACTTCCGTTCGTTCCGTTTACGCGGTGACGCTTCTGTTGGTTCAATCAATGTTTCCTCGGTGCTGTACAACCAGTCACCTGTTTCTTTGTTCACATTCAACTCAAGTGTTGACATCAATCAAGACATTGCCATTGCCAATCCCACTGACCCACTTCAGGAATCGTTGGGTTTGAAGATCACGTTGTCTCGTGGAACGGCAAGCCAAACCCCGACCTTGACTGGTTGGCAAATCAAAGCTGTCCCTGGTTCAACACGCAGGCTGCTCATCAAGATTCCTTTGATGTGTTTCGACCACGAAACAGATAATGCTGGTACTGCCCGTGGCTACGACGGTTATGCCTATGACCGTTTGATTAGTTTGCAGGATCATGCCACCACCGGTCAAGTTTTGGTGTTTCAGGATTTGCGTACAGGTGAGCAGTTGTCTGTGACGGTTGAGGATATTTCTTTCACCCAAGAGGTTCCTAACAACCAGTCCCATGTTGACAACTTTGGTGGCATCATTGAGTTGACGGTGCAAACAGCATGACTTTGCCTAAGGATATTCAAAACGCTGCCGGTATTTTGGCTGTGCGTGGTGAGTCTTCTGAAACGATCAGTGAGGTTCGGGCCTTGCTGGGTTTGCCCGCTGGTGATTTGTTTGATGAACCATTGGAGCAAAGGATTAGGGGTTTCCAAACTGTTGCTGGTTTGGTTCCTAACGGTTGGTTAACGGGGATAACATACGACCGGCTTCGCTCCGTGAGGGGTGTGCCTAATGATAGGGGTGAAGCAACAATGACTGTTGCTGCGTTGGGTTCTGTTGCTACTGGTTCCCCGTTGCTGGTGGCTTTGGCTAGTACAGAGAACTTAGCCAATGGTACTGCGTTCACTATTTCTTTGCTGGTTGGTTTGCTCACGTTGGGTTTGGGTGCTGGGAAGATTTATAAGTCTTGGAAGTCAGCTATTGAGGCTGACATTTTGCACATTGAAAACGAGAAACGGCACGCTGAGTTGTTGGAAACTTTTTGTGATAAACTTGAAAACGTCATTGAGCAGGTTGAGCGTATCGAATCACGCCAACTTGTTTTGAAAACCAAGATTGAACAGATCGCTAAAGATAAGGGTATCGCATGAATCAGTTAGTTCGTTCAGCATTGACCACATTTGTTACTTCGTTCATTGCTCTTGTTCCATTGTCGGCTTTGGCTAACCAGGATTTTTCTTGGGTTCAATCCGCTTTGATCGCTGCCGCTTTGACCACTATTCGTACGGTTGTTGCTTACCTTGACCCGAAGAACACTGCGTTTGGTAATGGTTCCCCTGATGTTACGTTCACTTTGGATGAGAATGTGGACTTGGGTGTTGTTGGGGATGAGCAACCGTGACGTGGCATTTGGCCCCGTCGTTGGTGCAGTTGCGTTCTGAGGTTAACAAGCGTTGGCCTAACCGCCCTAAGGGTTCCGACGGTACGATTGGTGACGCAAGTCACAGTGCCCGCAGGTCTGACCACAACCCGAACTCGCGCAACTCGGTGAACGCTTTCGATATCACTTACCCTGGTGTTGACCCGAAGGTGATTATTGCTGCGGTGTCCAGGCACCCGTCGGCTAACTATGTGATCTTTAACCGGAAGATTTATTCTCGTTCCGGTGGGTGGAAGGCTGAACCGTACAGTGGTGTCAGCCCTCACACGGAGCATTTGCATGTTTCCATTTTGCAGTCTGAGAAGGCGGAGAAGGACACGACTCCTTGGTTGGCTGGTGTGGCTGTGAAGCCACCTGTTAGGCGGTCCACTTTCCCACTTCCAGCGAATCAGGCGTTTGGTCGTAAGGCTAGTTCGACTGTGCATAATGGTTCTCGCAATAGTGAGGATCGTGCTGATGTGAAGCGGATTCAGCGGAAGCTGAAGGTGTCCCCTGTGTCTGGTTGGTTTGGCCCTATCACTGAGAAGGCTGTGAAGCGGTGGCAGTTACGTCACTTGGCTCGACCGACTGGTTTGGTTGGCAAGAAGGAATGGGACCGTATGGGGCTGTAAGCCCCTGAGAGCGATTGAAACCCCCTGTCTGGTAGTTACTACTAGGCGGGGGGTTTTCTCGCGTTACAGGGCATCCTGTGGCTTCTGAGGGCTATTTGCCAATCAGGTATGCCACCACTTGTGGGTTGTCCCTGAGTGTGGCTAGGAGTGGGCCGGTCATGGAAGCCACCGCCATCTCCTCAGCATCGGATTCAATGTTGGGGTCGGATGAGCGGATCGCTGCGTGCAGGATTTCGTGGAGCAAGGTGACCTTGGCGTACTCCTCGGCTTTGCCGGGGTCAATGGCAATCGTCATGGATTCCAGGTCACAGGAACCACAGGCATCCCCAGTCGGGTGATGTTTTAGGACTTCAGCTTTCGAATACTTGATGGTCCAAGTGTAGGGGCTGACGTAAACCGTTTCCGGTCGGGTTACCTGCTTTGATCCAGGCTTGGCTGGTGTTCTGGACACAGTGGAACTTCCTCTCCATCAACGGTTGCGAACCAGGCCGAAGCATAGTTTTCACACGCAGAACATTTTACCAGTTTAGACATACTTAGTCCTAACTGTACAGTAATAGTTTATAGTTAATAGTTGAGCCGTCCTAAAGACGGCTCTATTACTGTACTGTATAGCAATAGTTACTGTTTAGTTTAGTATAGTTTCTATTGTACTCACAGCACCGACTGGTTTGTCAAATCGGTAGCCGATTGGCATTGAACTTGCGCTGATTTCACAACTGCACTACCCTGATCGTATGACAGAAAACACCACGTTGCCTGAGGGCGACTACCCACCGGAGCTAGACTACGACCCATTATCCGCTGAAAACATTGAGGGCCTTGACCCTGTGCCAGCGGTGAGCGAAGAACAAATCCAGGAAGAAATGGCAACATCTTCACAAACCATGCGGTTCCTGACCGAGGTTCTCATCTCCGAGGATTCACCGTTTCATTTCCGAACCCGTGACCTGACCGATGAGCAACGCAGAGGTGTGGCCGAAACAGCCACGTTCATGTGCGTGTTTTCTTTAGCCCACGACATTCTCCGTGCTGCTTCCCAAATCCGTGGTGAAGCGTTTCGTTCACAAAACCCAGCTAAAGCTAACTATGGCAGGGGTGTAGCCCAAGCCTTGGATGCCATTGCCGATTCGATGCTACCTGAGGTGAAGGCATGAGCGTTGGTCACAGGTCCTACTCGCAAGTAACATCCTACCTTTCCTGCCCAAAGTCCTACCAACTGGCCCGCGTTGTTCGCGTACCAGAAACCCCAGCCTGGTACTTGGCTGCCGGTAGCGCAGTCCACACCTGCCTAGAAGCAATCACCAAAGACCAACAAACCAGGGGTGACCTGCTCCTACCACTGTGGACAACCACCTACTTTGATGAGATCCACAACCTTGAAGAACGTAGCGGTGTCAGCCGTCACGACTGGCGTGTAGGTGGACGTAAAACCAAAGACAAGCCAAACGCCGAGGACTACAACTTTTGGTTGGACGAAGGCTTACGTCAAATCCAAGTGTTCGCCCAATGGTTTGATGACCGGATCGCTGAAGGCTGGTCAGTGCCAACCTTCGCCGGTAACCTTGCCTGCGAAATAGAACTCAACGCCGACTTCGGTGGTGTTCGAATCAAAGGTTACGCAGACCTAATCATGGAACTACCAACCGGTGAGCTGATGGTCATTGACCACAAAACTGGTAGTCGCACACCGGACACGTTCCAACAGTTGTCACTGTACGCTTTTGCTATGGAAAAACTTTCCCTACCAGTACCAGCCTTGGGCGCGTACTTCATGACACGCAAAGGTGAGCTATCCACACCCACCACGTTTTCCCAACAC